TTAGGATACGAACATGCTATGTGAAGTTAATGCATCTTTCTGTATATTAAGCATTAAAATAAACAAATCAATTTCTAAGTTTGTTTGATATTTATTGAGACTTGATGTCAAATTTCCTTTACTAAGACTAAAATGAACTTGATTTAGTTCTTCATAATGGACTAAATGCACAGTAAAACCTTCTGCTTCTAATTGCTTAACTATATCTAATTCGCGAAGTTCTTTTATCATAAATCTTTAGGTTTTATCAAAGATACTAATAATATCAAAACAGCCTTAGATCCTCTCTTGGGTTATTCAAATCATAATTAGCCGTCAACACTTCAATCTTTTTCTTTTGTGGTTTTCCGCTATTATTTGCAACACTCACAGTCTGTTCTAACTTTTTAGTATTCCACCCGTATTCTTTTGTGTACTCCCTTAAAATATCACTTGGATAACTCGACATTAAAAACTTTCCCTGAATGCCTGAGAGCGTTTTTAAGAGGTTTTCAAAGTCATCTTTACTATACCCATCATAATGTCCGCAATCGCTGTTAAAATACGGCGGGTCACAGTAGAAAAATGATTCTTTAGAATCTCTCGAGCGTATAATGCGAAGTGCATCAGTACACTCAATTTGAACATTTTGAATTCGAAGGGCATAATCAATTGAAAATGAATCTCGCTTCCTGGTTATCTTATGTGAGGTTGTACCTTTGGATCTATCATAACCCCATGATCCATCTAGCATAGAACTGAAGCTTTGAGCTGCTGTAACCCAAACCGCCCACGCACGCTCGATTCGTTTGAACATGTGAGGATTGTTGTAGATAACCGATGCGTCATTATGCAATGAACGTGAATGCAAGCTGATTCGTATCATCTTCTCTAGATCTACGTATTCGTTCTGAACTACTTCATAAAAATTAATAAGCTCTCGATTGGTATCATTAATAATTTCTATTTCGCTAGGTGGTTTTGCCCAGAAAATAGCTCCGCCGCCAACGAACACTTCAGCGTATAATTTGTGTTTTGGAAAAAGGGGAAGGATGGTAGGAATTAGGTTTTGCTTTCCGCCATAGTATGATATAGGCGTTTTTAAACCATCTTGTTTCATATCTCATTATTTAGCTATATTTGTATTGACCAAACAAACAAATACATTGAATTAAACATATTAAGGTTTACGCCCTCAGTATATGTCTTAATCGATGTATTTTTTTAGTTTGTTTGGTCACAGCTAAAATCTGAGGGTTTTTTAAAGCGGTATCAAAATGTAATCTACTGAAACATTTTGCACAGCTCCACTTGCTTCTGCTATTGATAATTTAAAGAAAGTCGATGCTTTCTGTTCTACAATAATTCTCAAATCATTATCAAAAGCAGCTGTTCCGTTTGAAACAATAGTGGGAATCACCATGTAATTAGAGGATATTGGAGGAGATATCGCAACGGTCACAGATTGATCATTAGCAACATCACCAACACTCACCGTTCCCTTTTTCAAAATTTGCAAAAAGTTGGTAGGCTTATTTCTTATGAAATCAGGCTCTGTTGAAACGCTTTGATTCCAATCGGACTGGATTTGTTCAAATTCTGATAATTGCTTTACTGTGTCAATTCTAGTTAACGAAGATAGAGGAAACTGACCTTCACCAGAACCACATTTGGCATATCTTGTAATGTAGGTTGGATGAGAGTCTCCCTGTTGGTCATTATTATTATCCTGATTGTAGTTTCTAAACTCTACTTCCTCTACAATAATAACATTGGAAGAAATGATTCCACCTTGAAACAAAAGCAATTCTCCGTTGTAAATAATAAATCCATCACTTATTTGATTGGTTGAATACTGATTGACTCCGCTTATGATAAGGTTATCTCCCACAACATTTGTTAGTGCATTTATAACCTCCTGATAAGCATTTTGCAAAAAACGCCATGTGTAGTTTGTAGCTGGAAAACCACTAGTTTCAATATTGAGATGATTCATGTTTGTATGATTTGATAAGTTTTTGAGAATAATTTGAAATAGTCAATTTTGGCTTTTATCTGAAGAAAAAATCCTTCAGCTGCGGTATTTGATGTTGGAACGATATCTGGAGGTATTAAAACAAAGAAATCCGCTTCACCGCCATTGAAGTCCTCCTCTTCAAAAAACAACACAGGAGCGTTGTCACTTTCCTCGCTGAAAATTACAGGCTGATTGTCCTGTTCTTCATAAAAATATGTTGGAAATGTCAATACCGCGTTTTTAACCTCAATTCGCCTAAGAGTGGGATCAAAGTAATCATTCAAGACTTTTCGCAAGGAAATTATCTGAGAATTATGCCGTGCTTTATATAATTCATCATCTCTGAAAAGCATTAAACTTTCATATAGCTCTTCAATAGGTACAAAAAGTACTTTCAAAAATGAAATTTGTCGTACTCTTCTCAAGAATGAAGGTAATAGCCAAATGATTAATTTGACAAAATTTATATTATAAATATTGTTGTTCAAGTGCTATATAATTAATAATGGTGTTTTCTATATCTAATTTAAAATATCCTGATTCTGCATTTCTAAATTCATTGATAAGACCTGCATTTTGAATAGTATCATCTTGATAATTATACAAGCCATATTTTGAGCTAGCGGACTTGATAACTGCGTATTTTACTCCACTTACTTTTTCCAGTTCTAGTTTGTTTTCTGTCTTGATATAAATACCATTGAAGTTGATAGAGCGAAGAAATTCGTTGATGCTATCTACAACAGGAGTTTCGCTGCTACCATCCAATAGCTGACCTGTGTTTGACATTATCTCAGGATCGAAATAAACATCAATTTCCATTTTAATGTCATCCGCTACACCAGATTGGGGAATGATAATTGTACCTGCATCAGTGATTTCATTCATATAATCTGTAAAGGCTTCCATCTGGATTTGATTTAATGGAATTCTTTCTCCATCTCCATCTTCAGTAGCAACCTTTACAATCACACTTCCACGACCTTGTGTAACTCTTTTTACTATTGAGGCATGCTTTATGATTTTGGATCCCGCTATTTGATCAGTATCTAGATTAGAATTATCATAGGCTCTAGTGAGTTCGTCCAAATCATATCCTAGCTGAAAATTGAGTGCTTGATTGCGGTACCATTCTCGATTGTGAATCTGCTTTTCATCATTTACTTTAATGATTTCATCTTTTGTAATATCTAAGAGTTTTTCTAAAATCCATATACCTACGGCTTGTATATATAGCCAAAGTCTCCAAAGTGCCACTTTAGAAGTGGTGTTGACATTCTCTAAAGTATTTAACTCTGATTCTGTCAACACCTCTAAAGCAGACAATTCCGATGCTTGCTCTTTGGCTTGCAATAATGATTCTTGTATTTCATTAATCGAACGTGCCATTTCTAGTTTTTATTAACCCATTGTACCGTACCTAGTAAATCAGCAGTAACACCTTGATTTGATTCAGTTGTGATACCCGTGTTTTCTTCAATTTCAAATATTTGATTATTTACACCAAATGCATAGGTCATTTCAAATAAATCAAATGATCCTCTAATATCTGGCGTGGAAGGGATGCCTGCAAAAATGTTTGAGTATAGCGAGTTGATATTTCTGCTGGTGAATTCTGATGATGTGTAATCAATATTGTAGTTTTTATCAAAGGTACTATTTCCACCACCTGCATTTTCTAGCACAGATACTCCATTAATTTTCATTTTTGAAAAAGCACCATCTCTTCCACTATATCCTATTTCTAATGTGTAGACATCTCCAAGAATTAAATCATCAATGTTTCTTACAATTATATTACTAGCATCACCAAATTGGAAAACTAATTCAGTGGGATCTCCTGATAGTAAAGGGTTTTTTATTTGCAGACAAATTCCTGTAGTTCCGCCAAAACGACTTAAGAGAACAAGTTGTGATCCTGCTGATATGTCTTGAGGCTTAAATACAATTTTGGCTGTAAAATCAACGTTTGGTTGTGGTGCATAATCTTCATATGCAATGTAGCTATTATTAGCTTGAGATAGGGCAACTCCATATAGATCCTCTAACGATTCAAGCATGACTTTATACATGATACCGCCGTTATAAAATTTTAAAGTGTTTTGTTCATTTGCATCTCTAAATAATTCCCCATCTCTTGGCGTGTAACTTACTAAATTGACTGATGGTGTAATCTGTCTTTGTAAATCATCGATTGTTAAAATAGACTTGTATAATGTATTATTTGGTCCGATTACAACAATTTCATTTTGAATATCTCCAGTGGCATTAACTCCGTTGTAATTGATTAAAGAATTAACCGATAGCTCTCGCTGGAGAAGTAGGCTGCCTCCAAGTTCTAATTCATAGTCACCGTCGATGACTGTATCAGCGGTTAATGTTCCTCCAAGTGATACAACTCCGTTGCTTTGATTAAGTCCGTTGGAGTAACTTAACTGAGGTGTACTTAAATCAGATTGTTTTACATACCGAACTAATCCGTTTGATTTTAACACCAATACACTATCGGTTGGTTCTCCCTGAGGAACATTAAGCATTTTTACTCTCTTATTAAATCTAGCATGTTGTGCAATTGTGGTTGATGCGATTAAGAATAATATCGCGAAAATTTTGATTTTTCTCATAATATGTGTTTGTTTTTATTCTGCTTGTTCGAATGGCTTAGAGTCAATTATTACATTCCAATTTGAAATATCGGTTTTATCGCCACCTAGATAAATTGCCGATTCAAAAAAAGTTTCGCTATCAAACCATCCCTGAACTCTATCGGATGGTTGAAGAGTCGCTTCATTGTTATTTGGATGCTTAAATATTTTGAATTGACCAAATTTTACTATTTGTTCATCTTGAACATGTTGCATACTATCAATGAGGTCTGCAAATTGTCCTTGTGTTGGTTTTTTTCCTGTGCTAAAGTATTCTTTAAGCGTTTCTCTATTCTTTACCATTTAATTAATTATTAGTGATTGTTCTACTATCATATCTCCTAGTGTATCCATATTGGAATCTATTTGAAATTCTCCCACAGAAGTTTGTCCAATTCCTCCTTGAACAATAAAATTCTCTTCTATAATCCAATAATCTATACCTTCTAAATCTGTAACCTGATCAAAAGAAATATCAGTTGACGGTTTGAGATTGTTTTTAGAATAATATTCCTTTGTCAAATTCTGCTCAAATTTTTTATTTGGCATAACAACTTTAGTATTTATATCCAAAGAATCTGTGATTGACAAACTATTCTCTTGAGCAAAATCAAATACATTTTCTATTGTTCCAGTCAACTGAATGGAAACATCAAAAAGTGTTTGTTGTGATATAATGTTAATTTTCTGGCTCATCAATATCTAACCAACCGTTAAACTTTTTGTTAATAGCCTTTACTAGTTTTGTATTTTTTCCAAGTCCAAGTTTTGAAACATTTTCTAAATTTGAAATTAGAAGCTGTAACACAAAAGCCAATAAGACAAAATAAAACATGATCAAAAAAGGATCTATTTCAAAACCTAAAACCGATGGGAATTTGATAAGAGATAACAAGCCTGTAGATAAAAGTAGCATCAGATATACTCCAAGCTTCAAAATCATTCTCCCAAGTAATCTTGACTTGAATGTTTCTCCGCGTTTTCTCGATAAAGCCAATCCTGTTAAAAATTCTGAAATAATAAAAAGTGTCATCACAAAACCTATAATGGCAGTGATTAATAAATCTTTTTTGGTGATATCAAGATGCTCATGTAAAAATTTGAGAATACTTGAACCTACTAGTACTAAATAAGACAACTTCTCTGATAGCAGAATTTTAAATGTACTTGCTTTGAAATCTGCGAAGTTTAAAAAGCCAAAGCCATCAAGTATAAAGTTTAATGTTTTCATGTGTTAAGTTTTATTCGTTTTTCTAATTTTTGGTAACTTTTCCCGTCGCGAGCCAGATGTAATTTTGCGGCTCTTCGAAGATCCTTTTCATTTCCTTTGGAGTTGATTAGTTTTATCAATCCTGCACCCATGATTGGGTCTTCTTTTAATTCTCCAGGATTCATTCGTAGAATCATTTCAACTTCTTGATCTAAACTTTGACCAATGACAAAATCTCCATTTTGAATTTTTACATCTCCAGTGTTATCAAATAAAAAATCATTCATAATCATTGAATTATTCCTGTTCCAGTGACAGCTGTTCCAGCGACAGTACCAGTAACTACCGTAGTACGTCCAATTACAAATTGCGCTATCAGTTGAGCCTGAGCTTCAGCTATTCTTTGACGTGCCTCTTGCGGATCTACATCAATATCAGATTCCTGATCATATATTTGTTGTAAGCCTATCGCCAATTCTTCTTGAGTCATCATCTTAGTATGTTTTTAAATCGATTTTTGATATTTACCATTGCTGCCACGTCAATACTTCTTCCTTTGATGACAATTATTTTGTTGATTTCATCAATCATGTCTGATAATACTGTCATTAACTCTTCATTTCTTTTTAGCAAAATTCCATCTTCTGAAATATTGAATTCGGTGTTACCCACATTGTAATTAATCTCTTCAATTTCTTCTGCTTCAATTAGGTAGGTAACCGCTTGGTTGCCACCGATAATCCCAATAAGGCATTTGCTCCCGATTTTTGGTTTTCGATAAATTGAATTCAACCCAAGAATAACATCTTCATAGGGTAATTCATCGACTATGGATTTCACATCCATTGTTTTATTATCCCAATCCACTTTTTCTACAACTCCCCACACAACAGATTTTGGAACTTTAGAGTTCATCTTATCATGAAGCAATCGTTTAAATTCTGCAATCTGTTTCATTAAGCACTTGCTTTATCTCCTAATTGTGCTGTACGCCTTAAAGAAGGCGCGTCACTTAAATCTATTTTAACACTCTCTACATAGTTGATTCCATTTCTATCAGGATATTGTCTTGATAATAGCCTTAGTTTTGCTCCATGATCAAAACTGACAAACCCATTATTTGTTAGAATGAGTCCGTATGTAGTCAATGATCCGCTCCAACCGTCAATTTTGAACTTTTTCAAATCTTCCAAAGCAATTTTCTTTAATGCTTCTTTAGATGTAATTCCATAATATGGAAGTTCTCTTTGTTCTCCGTCTTCATCACCAACTTTGACTTCTATTTTGCCTCCGTTTCTTAGTGTTGATACCGCGATGATTTGAATACTGATATCCTCATTGTTTTTATAAACTAGCTGATTTGCAACAACTGTTTTTTCCAAATCAATATCAACCACATCAATATCGGAATCATCGGTATAAATTTTTCCACAAACCAGGGTTCCGCCTTTCATGTAAGAATAGAGCGAGTATTCTTGTTTTAAAAACTCAAGTACTTTAGCTACCGTAGTTCTTGGAAATCGTTGCGGTGCTATTTCTACATCCAAAGCATCAATCTGATATTTTGGTGCTATCTTTTGCAAAAGCTTCTCCAGTTTCATTGTTTTTGTAACAATGTTTACTGGAAGCTTTTTCAATTTATACATCTCATCTTCACACTTAATAATTATAGGAGTGTCTGCTGAAACACTAGTAATATAGCCTTCAAATTCTCTCACTAAAGTTGGATGATATCCCAACTCAATAATTACTGGATCACCAACACGAAATACTTTGTTAACATCAAATTTGTTGAAATAGTTGACATTTCTAGGCAACTTAATCTCAGCTGTATCTGTTAGCATTTTCCAACCTTTATTGATAGATATTGCATTAGGTTTACGAATTTCAATCGCATTTCTATGCTCGGTTTTAGGGAACGTTATTTTTGAAATTATGATAAATACCATCTTAAAAAAGTTCAAAAGGTTTGTCACTTGAACATCTTAATTGAAAGGGAACTACTCCTGGTGCGCCTTTTACTTGTGGTGTAGAAATATCATCAATAGTAATATTGTAGATATCTCTAATTTCAAATAAAAAACCATCCACTTTGATAGCACTCATCAGTTTTTCAAAACTTAATATTTTCTCTAATTGCTCATAAGGATCTTGTGCTTGTGGATGCGATGGATCTTTTAGGCATAAACCTCTTATATCTATATTCCAGTCAGTAAAACCAGATCTCTCTTTATTTGTTCCATCACCTGCATTGACCTTGACCTTGGTTTGTGTTTTTGCTCTTCTAAAATTGACCAGTGTTGTGGCTGGCAATTCAAAATCTTGAAGTTGCTCATCAACTACTTTTCCTTGTGGATCAAAATATTGATATACACCAGCTTTAAAAGTAATAGGATGGATAATTGGAGTACCTAAATAACTCAAACGCGACACTTCAGATTCGTCCTCTATGTATGTGATACCCGTGTAGCTACCGCTATCAACTTTTTCTTGTTTTTGATTAATAAGTTTTGGTTTGTAAGCATTGTTTACCTTCAAACCAAATATCTCTTCAAATAAGTTTCCTATATTGTAATCCATCATTCTATTGCTATTAATGAATCTCTCAATCCGTCATTAATTTTTCCAATTAATTGGTCAGCTATCTCTTCAATATTATTAATTACACCATTTCCTTTGAGTCCAAAGTTATTATTGATGTTCATTGTTACATTGAGTATTTTTCCCGAACCGCCAGTACCAGTTCCCGTGGTTGTTGAATTATGTGTTGATGTGGTTGTACTCTCTGGGTTGATTGTCGGATCGGTTGGTGCCGCATCTTCAATTTTAAACGGGTCTTCTTCTGGAGTGCCATCAGTAGCTGAAGTTTTAGAAACTTTAATTGTAACCTCTGGCTCTTTTTCTTCATCTCCGAATCCAAAAAAAGATTTAATACCATTCCATACCGCTTTGATAGCTTCCCAGAATCCAAGTATTAAATCTTTAATAAACCCAAATACTTTATTGACTCCTGCGGCAAATCCTGGTAGGATATAATCAAGCAGATTTATTAAAAAAGTAAAAGGATTATTTTTTAATATCCATTGTCCAAAAGAAAGTATAGCAGCTTTTATTTTATCCCAATATTTCACCATTAACGCTATTCCACCTACTACAGCTCCTATTCCTAAAACTAAAAGCCCAAGTGGGTTTGAAGACATAGCTATATTGAGTCCTAATTGAGCAGCCGTAGCTGTAATTAATGCTGAAACATAGCTTCCAATTCCAACAAGAGCAGAATACATAAAACTTCCCGCAGACCTAAGTGCATTTCCTGAAGCGACAAGTAAATTTCTAGCGAATCCTAAGGCAGTACTTCCTGCTGATTTCAATCCTAGTTTTAATTTGGTAATACCACCTCTTAAAATTCCTGTAGCCATCGAAAGTCCTTGCTTTGCATTTTTCAGATGTGCTAACATCTGAACTGTGCTAAGTCCAAAATTTATAAACGGAATAAAGCCCTTAGTCAAATTGAATAGTCGAATTTTATAATCTGTGATTTTAGCGGCAACTCTAGACTTCCATTCAGCATAGGTATTCATCTTAACTGCCGCTTGCTCGTAAGCTGTATTAGTTCCAGTAATCTTTTCGCGAAGAGCATCTTGAGCATCTACAGACCTAACCAAGATATTAGCAGCAGCAGCATTTTCAACTCCAAAGACTTGTGCAAAAACCGTTGCATCTCCTTGTGCTTTTGATAGTTCGCGCAATCTAGCTGTAAATGGAATAGTCTTATCTCCCACAATATCCATGTTAACCCCATAAGACTCGAGCTTGGCAAGTGCCGCTTTTGGAATGACATCTTTACCTGCCATTTTACCAAGTACGTTACGAAGTGCCACACCAGCTTCTGCACCTTCTTTTCCTCCACGAGATAATTCTTGAATGGCAGCATTTACTTCTTCAAAGGATACTTTTGATTGTGATGCGGCGACACCAGAAACCTCAATTGCTTTAGCAACACTATTGACTTCCGCACTTCCATACTTAGCACCTCCAGCCATGACATTAATCATCCGATCCATTTCCTTGGCAGCTGCATCCGCATCTTTTAATGGCACTTGATATTGCAGCATAGATGTAGTAGCGGCTTTCATCGCAGCACTCACATCATTGCCCATAGTTTTTGAAAGTGTAAAAGCACTTCGATTCATAGAATCGAGTGCGCCCTGATTGTTAGCTAAATCTGGAGATAACTTAGATAGAAGTACTTTGTAGTTTTCCATTGCTCCAGAAGCGTTTCCTCCAAAATCTATGGCGCTTTTACGTGCTTTAAGACCAAGTGAGTCAAGAGCCTTTCCTGTAACTCCTGTGATTGCTTCCACATCCGCTAACGAACTCTGAAATTGAATACCAGGTTGGAGTGCCTGATTAAAAGAATCTTGAATTTTTTTGGCACTCTCAGCCACCGCCAACATATCAATGGCAGACTGTTTAGCCTTTCCATTGACATCTTGAAGTGGTTTTGAAACGTCATCTTTTAGACGCAAAATCCATTCGGTTAAAACTGATGCCATTACTTCTTTTTAAAGAGTTGAGATATTAGGTTTGCGTAATTTTTTAAATTTCTGTATTCTAAGTATTGTGCTTCTCCAACTAGTTGACTCCACTTGTGAATGTCAAGGGTTGCTGGATCAATATTAAATGTACCTCGTATAAGTGCATTGCCTTTTTTGAATTCATCGACACCTTCCTCTAGTGAGATTGAGGCATCGATTAAGGCTTTTTTGCAGTAAACGATACGGGTTTAGAAATTTCAGTGATTGCCTCTACAAGACCTACTTTGAATTGCAAGTAGTTTTTAATGGTATCACTCCCACCAAGAAATGAAGCATTAAAGAATATATTTGCTGCATCTTCAGGATCGCTTTCTAAGGTCTGTTCCGCAGCTTCAAGTTCAGTAAAATTAAGAGCCTTCAAGTAAGCAATGTGATGATTGCCATCAGGATCAGTTACATATCTTTCAAAAATGAATGTATGATCAGCTTTCCATTTTGCTATTTCAGTTGCGGTTGCTATTCCAATGATTTTGGAATTTTTCTTATTTGTCTGCTTTTTTGTATCCATAATTATACGTTCCAAGAAATTTCTGTGATTTTAAATGTTTGATCATCTGTGATGATGGTATCTCCCTGTTTTGCTTCAAAGTTTCTGCCTTTGAATCTGCAACCTTTTATAATGTCTGTATAAATCACTCCTTCATAGACATAGCTTACCGTTATTGGGAATGCAGGAATTGATGAGATGTGAGTGCCTTTAGGAAGTTGACTTTGAATTTTTAAAATCTCCTCAATAGTAAATTCAATAGTACACTCTGCCTTATATTCACCTTCTGATTCACCGATGGGTTTTGAGCCTGCGCCCATTTCATTATTGATTTCTTGGTTGTCGCTGTATTTAATTTTTTTAATACCAACTACATCTCTGCCAAAAATTCTACATTTTACCTTAGTCCAACCCACCATTGTACCTAGGTTATTTTCTATAACTGCTGCCATTTTAAATGAGTTTATCTGTTAATCCTAAGTCTACTTCGATTGCATGAATTATTTGATTCATAATGATTTCAGCCGTAACCTTCAACGGCACATCATCAAATAATGATTGATTTGTAGGAATGTTAATTCCTGCGCCTGATATATCGCCGCTAGATATCATTTCCTTTTTAAGGACATCTAATACCAACTCTTCCAATTCTTTTGCTGCATTATTAGCAATAAACCCAGTAGCAGGATCTGTAGAGATATTGGATTTGACTCTCGGTAGTAATGTTTTTCGAATCAATCTAGCTGCCTTATTCCAAACCCTGTTGTTTTCAATTCTTGAATAATCACTAGAGCGACTCACACACGTATGCGAATCATTAAAAAAGAAATTAGCATACCCGTTGAATTTGCCAACAAAAATGTATCCTTTATCATTAAGAGCTTTGATTTCATTCTTGGATAAAGAATTGAAATCTTTTCCATCCTGTAAACATGCACTTTGAAATCTCGATCTTGTCTCGTCTGTTAACGGATAGTCGTTTGTTCCTTTGAAGGCTTCAGGTTTATTTTGAATGTCAACAGAACCCAAATTTTCACTAATGGTTCTTACTGCCAATGCTCCTAAAGCAGCACCAATACACGCATGTTTTTCAGATACTGAGTTTAAAGGTCTTATTAGTGTATCTTGAGAGATAACAATACCAGCATTTTCAGCTCCTATTTCTCTGACATCTTGATAATCACTAATCAAGCCATTAGCAGTGAATTCGTTTCCTTCTAATAGAAAAAAATCAATTTCTCTATTTTCTTCAGACAAATCATCTATGATTTTTTGGTAATAAAGAACATGAGTTGTGAAATCGGCTAATGGATCTTCTGAGTTTCTAACAACTCCAAAACCTTTGATAGTTTCTTCAGTTCGCAATAAGGATTTTAACTTGTCATCAGTCATTGTTCCATCATCTAGAACTATATGAAGGTTGCCTTCTGGTGCAATCCTAAAAAACTCATCAATATGATAATGTGCCAAAATAGAATTGTTATCATCATACGATGCTGTAATCCCTAAGTCTTCAGCATTATTGAGGGTCAATAATTCTTTCGATACTCGAATTGGCAAATATGGAGTGGCTACGGCATTATTAATTATTAATAAAAACACACCATCCGTATTAGGCGTAGTTCTTCCGAGTCCCCCTTGCAGCTGATTTACATTTACTCCAACAAATCCCATAATTAATCTCGTTTTGGAAGATTAGCGTCGTAATCTTTGATTTTTTTGATAATACTATCACGAGCTTCATCATCTTCAGTTGAGATACCTCTTTGAAAAGCCATTTTTTGTAACTCCTCAATTGCCACAGTTTCCATCTCGTTGTTATCATCTTCATTTGATTGATGATCACTGATGAGTTTCTTAAGTTCAGCAACGGTATTGCTAGTTTTAAAATCCAATCCCAAATCTTTGGCTAATTCGAGTAATTCTGGTTTTTTCATTTTTGAAACATCTACAGTTGGCTCTTGAGTTTCAACGTCAATTCGAGCAACCTTGTGGACGCGTAGCTTCTTTTTACTTGCATTTGTATTGGCATGCAAATACGCACGATTCTGCTGCAAGAAACCATGACCATCTTCGGTGATATAAGCATTTTCTGCGTCTGGGTTTTTCTCAAACAAATCCGCTGCGATTGTATGCAATTCTTGTTTTTTCATAAGTGCTTAGTTTTTATTTTTTTTACCTCTAAAAATTCTCCCAAGCCAACTTCTTTTTTTTCTTGGTTTGGTTTCTGTTGAATCCTTCGATGTTTTTATTTGTTTTTTTGATTCTTCAATACTAGCTGTAGTAGTTGGCACAAATGAAAGTGCTGCACCATCTTTAACCTTGGTGTCTTGGATGTGGTTTTCAACTTTGATTTTTTCCTGTTCTGCGAGTCTTACCACGACAGATTGTAGTGTATCTATTCTAGCAGTATGAGCGTCAAAGTTTTCCTTTAATTGCTTGTATTGTCCTTTTATTTGTGCGGTCTCTTGCCTAGAATTATCTAGTTTCTTTTTGAATATTTTCCATCCAATAAAAAAACCAACCGCTAAAATGATAACTCCTGCGCTAAGGTGTCTAACTATTGGTAATTTGAATGCTTTTAGCATGATTTTAGAGTTTTGTAGGCTAATACTCTCGCTGCTGAATATGCTTTGATATTAACCTGATTGTTTTGATTTCCGCCAAGGATATACACCTTGTCTTTTGATTTTCTAATAAAGACACCTACATGACCTTTCCAAGATGAAGGCGATTCACGCCAGAGAATAACAATATCACCTTGCTTTGGTGATTTGGTTTCAACTCCTACCGTTAGCCATGATCTGGCATTGAGTTTATTGGTTCGCTCGGCGTTTGCTTGCAAGGCAACCCAATTCATAAAAGCACTGCACCATGCGGTTTCATCCTTCATAGCGGTTCCATCAAAACCGATATCATTAAAGTATTTGAGTACTTCTGGATTGTCTTTTTCTCCAGAAATCTCTTTTACTCCAAATTGATTGAGTGCTATATGTAGAATGGTATCTCTCATTTGTGTAGTATTTCCCCCGTAAGGGAACAGACGCTTCGCAGTGAAGCATCTGTCAGTTTACTAATTCAAAATCTAAGCAGCGGTACCAGATACAATCGCTCCTTGTCCTTTTTCACTAATAGGAATCGCAATAAAGTAAATACGATATCCTACTTTTGTTTCTCTATATTCAGGATCATCTTCTGATTTTTTGAAGTATCTTTTCGCAGATCCTTTTGCTTTTGCAACTCTTTTTTTAAGGAAAAATACAGATGCTTCTTTTCCTTGCGTATCAGCAGAAAATGGAATTTTGTTTAGAGAATTATCATACATTGGAGCATAGATATCCTCATACAATTCAAAACCGTAATAGTTTTTTGCTATCATACCATCTTTGTGATTATGGTATTGCGTTTCAAGTTTTTTGTCTTCCAATAGCAAATCAGCAATGTGTGCTGAACATAAGACTAATACACGTCCTTTTTTTGGAATCTTCAGATCATTAAGCTGAGTCTTGTAATTGATCAAATCTGCTGATCTGAGTCTTCTTCTTCCAGTTCCATCATCCTCTCCAGTGGTAACTAAAATTGGAGTATTTGTAGTGTTTCCCATAGGAGCTAAAGAATGCAGCGCGTGTTCAGCTGTAGTCTCTTCCAATGTTTCACGATGCTGCTCTTGTACTGACCCTGGTTTATCATAAGGCAAAGCATAAATTTCATCATCCGTGATTTTCGTGTTCTCGGTATCGTATTTGAAAAGAGAAATCGCTACAGTATCATCTTCTCTTGATGCCACTGCAATTGGATATGTATTATTGTTGATTAAAACTTTTGGATCTGCTCCAATTTCTGTTAACTTAATGACATCTTTATTGACCCATTTACTTTTGTTTGGGACAACTGAAAGCCAAGTACCAACATGTCTAAAATGTTTGATAAGTTCTTTTGCTGCTAATTCGTTCTTTGCTACTGGCATAACTAATAGTTTGAGTTTTTGTAAAAATTATTCTTCATTTCGTGAGTAGTGTGCTTCAATTAGAGCTGCTGCCTTTTCTGGATTTTGCTCTTCGAATGTGTCCCAAACACTAGGATCATCACACTTTTGATAATCTTCAAAAGTCCAATTATCACGATTGGTTGCAGTTGATGGCGCTCCATCTGGATTTGTTGCTTTTGGAGTAATTTGTTTGGATGCTGCCTCAAGAGGTTTCATAGAGTCTAAAACCGTTTTACAAGACTCGTAATCCGATGATGCAAGAGTTTCAAATGACGCTCTGGTTGTAGCATCAATTTTTTTATCCTGTTCAGCCTTATCAAGCATCGCTTTGATTTTAGCTTCTTTTTCTTGCTTTTCTTTTTGCTCGTTTTGAGTTTTAAGCGTTTCTAATAGTGCCGAATCAGCCTTTAACGCTGTCAATTTAGCGTCAACTTCAGCTTGAGTAGCTTCTGGCGGCAATCCCAATGTTGCCGCTAAAATTGGTAATTCCATACGTGTATTTGATTTGTTTTTTGTTGTTTTTGATGTAGGTGTTGTAATTGGCGGCGGTTCTGATTCAAACCCAGGCGCGCCACAGGCTACTAGTTGAAGTTTGGTAGTAGCATCAATGACTTCGTCTTGATCTTCGATGACATCGACAAGACCTTTCTTTTTTGCCTCTGCCGCTGACATCCAGTAGTCACCTTTACTCCATAATTTATCAACTTCGTCTTCTGAAATATCCATTTTGGTAGCATAAGCAGTTCTATAAGTATTGGTCATTTCTTTAACCAATTTTAGACCGCTTTCGATTTGATCTTCATTGCCCTCAGGTCTTCCCATAGGCTTATGAATCATGAACTTTGAATTGCGTTTACATGTTACATGTCCTTTGGTTAAAAAGTATGTACCAGCTGATGCCGCCAAAGCACCAACCCTGAATTTATACTCTTCGAAGTTGTCCTCGATAAGGTTCCAGATTTCTTCTGCTTCAAAGCAATCACCACCACCTGTATTGATATACACAGCTGCCTTAATTGCTCCCTTGCTTTTTAATTGTTGAATTTGACGATCCAATTCTGTAGAGGATGCCTTTGACCAATTATAAATAAATCCCTTGATGGAAATGTGAGCCGTATCATCTACTTTCTTCGCAGTGATCTCTAAAGGAACATCAGTCGCACTAGCATATATACTAGCAATGATCATAAATGGTACGTTTCTGTTTTTCATACCACAAAATTGGGCTGTCCAAATTGAGTAAGAAAATTGGCGTTACATCATGGTTATCCCACAAGACCATGATGGTCTAATTTGCTAACTATCATGTAATAAGAATTCGTAAAAAATCATGGTGTTTCCAACCTTTGTATTATGGCAAAGGAAGCACAAAAGACACGCGCTAAAGAACTATACATTCAGGGCAATACTAACAAGCTAATAGCTGAGAAGGTTGGAGTTACCCAGAAAACAATTAGTTCTTGGATTAAAAAATTCAATTGGGAAGCCGAGAGAAACGCAAGGCTTACCAGTAAAGAAACTGACATAGAAAACATCAAATTGGTAATCTCAAAATTGATATCGAGTAGAATTCAAATCACTAAAGAGATTGAAAAGGCTAAAGATGTAGATGAAATAGTCTTACTGGAAAAAAAAGGACGCTCAATTGCTGATGAAATTTCTAAATACAATAAAACTCTTGAGAGTTACAAAGAGCAAAATACAACTTCTCTTGCCACTTATCTCCAAGTGATGGATCATCTATTTGATGCTATCAAAAATTACAATGAAAATATCTACTTGGATTTACTCGATTTTCAAGATTCGCACCTAACATTAATATCTCAAACTCTAGGCTAATGTTGTGTTTGTTATTGGATATACTAAAACTAGCTATTAAAAGACCAAAGTTTTGGAAAAACACTTTACATCTTAAAATCGGTGTATTCTTTCTTAAAAAAGGATCTCTGTATAAAATAGGAGACACCTTTCTCGCAAGAAAAGATAACGGTGATTTTGAACAGAAAACCGTGACCAACATCTCTTACGATTTTGGTTCAGGAAATATCAATCTCTCATATAATCAAACAACACAGGACTAATGAAATTAGCAGATAAAAAAGCACTTGAGAGATACCAAAACAAGCTAAAGCTTGTACGTAGTTCTGGAGGTGGAATTGATCCCAACGAGACAGCTGCTGAGAAGAAAGCTCGAAAAGAGCGCGCTAAAAAAGATGTCAAATTTTGTGTGGAATATTACTTTCCACATTATGCTACTTCAGAGTGTGCGGACTTTCAAATTCAATGGGCAAAGAAAGTAAAGAAGAACAAAAAGTTTAAGGGATTCGCTAAATGGGCGCGTGGTCATGCCAAGTCGGTATGGAATAACATTATTATTCCTTTTTGGCTTTGGCTCAATGAAGATGATATGTATTTCGTAATTGTTGGACAAAACTATGACCGAGCTTGTCAATTGCTAGAGGATATCCGAGTGGAATTTGAAGAAAACATTCGTATTATTAATGATTTTGGAGAACAAAAGAATGTCGGTAAATGGGAAAATGGTTTCTTTCAAACCAATTCAGGCTTTATTGGACAAGCTATAGGACTTGGACAATCTTGCCGTGGTTTACGTGTGGGTAACAAGCGACCTAAATTGTTTAATTGCGATGATCTTGAAACTCGCAAAACGCTTAAAAATGAACGTATTCAAGATGAATATGTAGAATGGGTAAGTGGTGAGTTACTGGGAACTTTTGACGGAGATACCGAACGGCTTATTTTTTCAAACAACTGGTTTGCACCTAAAATGTTTATCAAGAAATTAGCAGTTATGCACCCAAATTGGTTTGTGCATGAAGTAATTGCTTGTGATCCAGTAACCTTTGAACCTGTTTGGCATCAAAAATATACAAGGCAGCATTGGATAGATAAAAATGCTGATATGGGAACTATTTTCTTCAGGGCAGAATATTTGCATATAGCAATTATTGTTGGGAAGATTTTTAAGCCAGAGGAGACTCAATGGTGTAAGCTTCCAAGAATTGATCATTTTGATATCATAGTTGGACATTGGGACATTGCATACGCTGGAACTCCCACAAGTGATTATAATGCTGTTCGTGTTTGGGGACTAAAAGGTAAAGCGTTTTATTTTATTAACTGCTTTGTCAAACAAACCAAAATGCGCCAAGCTGTAGATTGGATGTGTAATTTTCAAAAAATGCTTCCAAATGGAGTCTATGTTCATTGGCGGTACGAAGCACAATTTTGGAATGATGAAGTTCAGCGTACAATTAATGACTCTGAAGCAGCAAATAATGTAGAGTTAGGAATTGTTAAAGTAGATACTCCTCGAGGTAAAAAATATGATCGCATTCTAACATTGCAACCTTATTTCCAGAATGGTAGAATCTTTTATAATATAAAAATGAAGGCTCATAATGATTCTAGTATTGGACTTGAGCAGCTGTATGCTATACAACCAGGATACAATACTCATGATGATGCTCCAGATGCTGATCAACAAGCAATTTCTTTTTTATCTCCTCATATAGAGCCAAACTCTGGCAATCAAAGTATAATGGGAAAATATGAACCTGAAGCACGATTTTTATGATTTTTTTAAATGACAACGACCTAAGGTCACAAATACAACCGCAATTTTTAACGGAAAAAGGACAGGAAAACCCTAATGAGATTCTTGATGACTTGGAACTGCAAAACATAGCACTAATAAAGACGAAGCTTAAAGGTAAGTATGATACAGAAGCTATCTTTAACGCGCTGCCTTTGGAGCGACACTATCTGATTATAAAGATTCTCTCAAAATTAGTTATCTATGATTTTGTAAGAAGAAACGCGGCTAGAAAAGTTCCCGCTGATTATGTCAAAGAATGGGAATGGGCTAATAAAATTCTAGAGCAAATAAAATCAGGAAAAGAAGATCCTGATGGACTTCCTCCATTGCAAAGCGATAATGAAGATGTAAGTACTACCATTTTATATGGTAATAATAAAAACGAAGACTATTATTTTTAATATGAAAATACCAAATAAATTTTATCAAAGAATTGCATCATTTCTACCTGATTCCATAATTCGTGTAGAAAGTGTCATGCGTGAGTCAAGTGGAAGTTCTAAAATACCTTCCCGTGAGATTAAAAGAGAATCTGAGATTTTCACGCCAAAAAAAGTCCGCGATTGGAGAAACGCAGTCGCTATGGCTACCGATCCTGAAACTCCGAACTTCTCTGAATTAGCCGATTTACATAAGAATCTACTTCTTGATCCACATACAGCTTCAGTGATTGATTCACGTATATTAAAAGTGCAGCGATCTGTGTATCATTTTGTCGATGAAAACGGTGATGTAAATCCCGATCTTGGCTCTTTTTTTAAAACAGTTTGGTTTGAGCAGTTTGTTAGAAATTGCTTGATGTTTCGTTTTACGGGTGTCAAAGTGATTGAAAACTTTGAACTGGACCAAAATCTGGAACTGGTAAAATCTGATGTGATTCCTATGGAACATGTCAATCCGAAGATTGGTCACATCCTTAAAAATGTTGGGGATGATAAAGGTATATCATATCGTGAAGGAGCATACGAACCATACTATATCCAAATCGGTGAAGCTAGAGATTTGGGAATGCTAACTGACTTGGCGCCACTGATTATTGCAAAAAAGTTCTGTAAAGGTTCATGGCTCGATCTTATTGAAAAATATGGAATTCCGTTTCGATATGTCAAAACGGATAACATGACTAAAAAGCGACAAAAAGAACTTTTTGACATGCTTATCAAGTCAATTAGTAATAGTGTAGCTGTATTGCAAGGCAATGAAACCATTGAAATTTCGGAGTCTTTGAAAAATGATCCGCACCACATATTCAAAGAATTTTTATCCTATATTGACTCCAGTATCTCTAAGGCTATACTCGGACAGGATGGAACTACAGACAATAAAGAAGCTTCAGGAACGTATGGATCTCTCAAGGTATTACAAGATGTAGCCAATGACCGTCATGAATCTGATAAGCTTTTCGTGATGAGTATCATTAATAAAATTCTAATTCCAAAACTGATCAAACTCAGTAGTTTCTATGCGCCACTTGAAGGATATCGATTCGATTGGGATTCTTCAGAGGAAATGACAAGAGAGCAGCTTATAGATTCTGTGGTTTCACTCACCAATGCAGGATACACCATCGACTATGAGCAAATATCTGAAAAAACAGGCATTCCAATTACAGGATACAGTGCAAATACTAACTCAGTCGAACCTGAGGATAAAAAAAAAAGCCTGAAAAACAAGTAAGCGCAGATATAGCAAAGTACTACAGTGATGTTCATATATGCTCAGCGGATGCCACTTCGATTGAATCTGTTGATATCAGCGGTTGGACAAAAATGATTGATTCCATTACCCTGAATCTCTATAAAGGAAAACTAAAGCCGAAAGACTTGCATAAAGACTTGCTCTGGAAAACATACGACGCGCTTGACAAAGCAGCTGCTGATGGTTTTGGTGATGATTGGACTGACGAATCGTTTTCTGAGACAGTTGAAAAAATACAAGATAATTTGTACCGATTCTCTGGAGCAAAAACGTATCAGCAACTAAAAGAAATGAATTCTTTTTTAGTCGATGATAATGGGAAAATTAGAACTTACAATGACTTTAAAAGAAAAGTCTTTGCCGTACATCAAAATTACAATAAGAGATATTTGGATGTAGAGTATCAAACAGCCGTTCGCTCTTCTCAAGCTGTTAGACAATGGCAAGATTTTCAAGCTAACAAAGATTTGTTTCCCAATCTAAAATATTACACCATCGATGATGAAAGAGTACGTGACGATCATAAGCCTTTACATCAAGTAATTAAGCCTGTCGACGATCCGTTTTGGAATACCTATTATCCGCCAAATGGATATGGTTGTAGATGTTATGTTGAATCTACAGAAGATGAGCCGACCAATAGAAAAATAAAAACAGAAATTCGAGAAGAATTCAGTTATAATGTTGGAAAGACAAAAGAAGTTTTCAATCAAAAAAAGCATCCTTATTTTTCAATTCCAAAGAAGGAAAATATAAAACTTTCCAAATGGAAAAAGAATCTAAAAAAACAACCATAGCATGGAAAATGAAATTCCAGACTTCTTGACCATGGCTAGGAAACTCAAAACAGACCTAGTCAGATACACCTCTATCTATGCTAGGAACTTTTTTAAAGAGAGTTTCCAAAATCAAGGATTTACAGATACAAATTTTTCGCCTTGGCAACCACGTAAGAATGATGTAGATCCTGGTCGAAAAATATTGGTGAAGTCTTCGGTGCTTTTAAATTCTATTCAGGTTTTTAAAGCCACTACAAGTGAGATTCGTATTGGCTCGGATCAAGAATATGCCGATATTCATAATAACGGTGGTGTAGTAACTATTCCAATTACTGATAAATCTAGACGTTATTTTTGGTATATGTTTAAATCTACTGGTAATGGTATGTGGAAAGCATTGGCTCTGACAAATAAAAAAAGTATTACTGTAAAGATTCCTAAACGTCAATTTATCGGGGAATCTAAAGTGATGATGGATAAGATACAACAGTGGGTAATTAAGGAAATAGAGAAACGATTTAATAATTTATAACATGAGTACATTTAACTGGGCAAATATTTATACTGAACTATGTGAAAAGGCTAATCAAATTAGTTCAATACAATGGAAAGATCTTTGGCACAATCAAGTTGGTTTTTTAGTGGAGGAACATCCTTTTCCAACTCCAGCCTTATTTTTTAATTTTAGAATCTCAGATATTGAAGAGAATTCAAATAAGTCTCAGCAAATTAAGGTTCAAGTAGATATGTATTATTTCTATGAGAGTTTTCTGGATACATATCAAGGTTCATTTAATCAAGAAGATGCGCTTGCGTATTTAAATACACTTACTGAAATCCATAAGGTGTTTCATGGATCTTCTGGAGAAACGTATTCCTCAATGGAAAGAAGAGGGTTTGCTCCGGTTGATACTGGTAGTGCAGGGAACTTATATGTTCAAAATTTTGTCTGTGAAGTAACTGACGATTCTGCATCACCAGTTGTAATTGGTGTTTCACCTAGAGGAGTGGAAACTACACCAATTATCATAACAGGGAATTAGCGGTTATGGACTTTTATAAACGATATTATTAATAGTTGTTACAGCTAGATAAAACTTGTGAGCCAGATGTGCTAATATGTATCCATCACTATATACTTGCACACCATATTTCTTTTTGTTGGTCAGCCGTTTCCATTCTTTGCAAATGTCTTCGTGTTTACGTTGTATGATGTCTTTATCTGCTGCCATAGCTAAAGGGAATTACTACAAAGATAAACGACTTTACCATATGAGTCAACCCAAATTTAAAAGGCGATCATGTGAAGTGATCGCCTTTATTTTTTTACTTGATTTTGATTTTTTCTTTTTTACTTTTCCAAGCTTTACACTTAATCAAGTCTTCTGCATGGCAGTAAATCATTCGCTTGAGAGTCATAAATAAGCCTTCGAAATCTGAACGAGACATCATTCTGTCAGCCCACCATTGAAAGTCGTCTTCTTGTTTATTCATGAGTTCGATTATCCAATCAACACTTTTATCATTAGAATTTGGAAGGTTTCCTCCGTGCATGATACGATAGAGTTCTACTGAATTATGATTATCGATTGCATCTTTCCAAATAAAATGGTGAACCTGGTTTACTTTGAAACATTCTAGTAAGTCTGCTTGGTCATTTAAACTTTTTGTATTCATGTCTTTTTTGATTTTAATGATTATTTCTTCGTTTTAAAAATCAATACCCTATTTGTAATTCACTATCTACCGATTAATACACAAGGATCTATTACTTCAATACTTTCATCAGTATCTTCAGCAGCATCATCAGAAATTTGCTGTATTGTTACTGATGGAGAAACAAACGATACAATTTGTAAATAAGTATTACCATCGGTGTCTTCATAAATAAGAAGAGAATTTCCCGACAAATCAATATTTGCACATAGCAAAGTGTATTGATCATTTTTTTCAAAAGGGTTAATCACTTTGGCTCGTAGAGATTTTGGCAAGGTTTCGACCAATTTAAAATAGTCTAGCAAGTCTTGATTTTCATACTCTACACTATCAGTTTGGCATGATACAAAAGCGATTAAAATCGCTAAAATTGAAATGATTTTTTTCATTTTATAAATTTTAAATATTGCCTACTCTAAGAAGTGTTTTCGGCTTACCACTTTTCGAATGAAAAGCTTTGGCGAAGAATTGTATCTTTGTAATTCCACTTATAAAGATTTGGTGTTCTTCACCAAGCTTTTATTTTATGCTCCTGCTTTAGCAGGAGCTATTTTTTTTGTTGTCTAATTTTTCTCTAGTGAGATGAATTACTCCAAGAATCTCATCTAGAGTTAGCCCCTTATCTTGTAGTTCTGTGACGATTTTGTTGGCGAATTCTGTGGCGTCCATCATTGTTGTTACTGGTTCAATATTCACCCTGTATTCAACACCTTTCTCAAGAGGTAAATTAAAACCGTCTACGTAATCAAATGAGATATATACTTTGTTGTTCATGAGTACTTTTCTTGACTCACTTTTCAATTCTTTGCAGGTAAGTATTAATTCTAAATTCATAATTTTATATTTTTTTCACATCAATAATGTTTGGAAATGCATTATTGATATCAGTTAGTTTTTCAACTTCTATTATTTCAGATATTTCTTCAAACCAACCGTCTAACTGTGGGTGTGAAGGTTCATTCCATTTTTGATATTTAACTAAAACCGTTATCATCGATTCTACATCTTAATTTGTATTTGTTTACTTATTAGCTCTTCTTCAGTAGGCACATAAGTGTTATCAGGATAGCTATATGCTGGCAACCCCATTTCAATATAATTTCTTATAGCATGATCACTTCGACATTTACAAAAATCCATAGATCGCTCTTCTACTAAAATATTATGATAGACAATGTTATTCGCTGAACCACAGATGTCGCAAAACGTAATCTCTGTTTTAAAAGATTTGCCAGCAATGAGCCTACTCAAATTATCTCCTTTTACTCTCATAATTTCTAATCTTTATATGGGTTAGGTGTCCATCCAATTATTATTGAAGGTATATCTTCATCCACAAATGACTTAAACCAATCGCGGAAAATATCCGCAGATAAACCATCATTTTTCGCTATTAGTTCCAAAGGGAATTCTTGATCATCTATCATCAATACTTCATCATTTAATTTTTTGAAGTTTATCGGCATGTACCACAAGTTTTGTGCATCACCAATTTGCGCCTGGTATTGCTTACTGACATATGGTTTATCACTCCATAAGCTTAATTTGTAGATACTATCTGGTGATTTATGTGCGCTATCTATACGTTGCGCCCAATAATCGTAACTCTTACGAATAGTGTGAATTTTTTTGCCTGTGATAATTTTATCTTCAAAAAGAGTTGGTTCTCCAGCGAAGCTACTGCACGCAGCGTAGTATTTCATGAATGGTATGTTTACTGTTTTAGCTTTTAACATGATTTCTACTGTTTTAATAATTTTTCAATTCTATTAATGTCTGCTTTAATACTCTCAAGATGATTGAGTCTATCTTTATGAGCAATCTCTCTTTCAAGAGCATTCGATCTTAATGGGTTGCTTGAATACCATTCGATATGTCTGAATGCAATCTCCTGATCCGATTTTCTTCTATCGAGTTGTTCCTGCAATGGTCGTTCGTTTCCATCTTTATCATATTTCCAGATTAATGTTGGATCGTTTCCGTTTAAAACATCCATATTCTACTGTTTTAAGGCAAAGCATCCCAATTCCAAGGACGATTTACTTTGCGTATTTTATTAATTCTGATTTGCTGTACTTTTTCAGGAGAAATCATCAAATCATTTTCAATCATAAAATTTCGAACTTTGTTATATGATATATTCAAGCATTTTGCCATATCCATCATTGATAATTTTTCTCGATTTTCTTTGATATATTTTTCAGCACTTGAATTCATTATTCTACAGGTTTTTATCGGCGACAATCAAAGAAGATTGCGCCTAAGCATTTATAATTTTTCTTTGCGTCATCTAAATAATTCATAGTGTTTTCATGATCTGAATTGTCATTTCTTTGCATTTCTTGAAGTTTTTCACACTCCTTATTTGTGACTCTATATACTTTCTCTTCAATGATAATTATTCGCATATCTACTGTTTAAATATCTTCTCCGTTAACTGTAACATTGAACTCTTGATCGTCAAATTCATAACCTTCTACATCAATTAATTCTATACCGAAAGAACCATCCATTTTCGGATAACCTTCAGCGGCATCAAAATCTTGTCTCACTCCTATGGTATTATGCCTGTTTTGAGTTGCGAAATTGAATGCAGACATAGCATACTTCTTGGCTAATTCATCATAAATATTAGCATTTTTATCCCAACTCCACGAAAAGAATTCTAAAAGTAGCTTCGCATCGGCTTCGCTTAATATCGACGGATCAATGTTTATACTGCATTCTAAATAGGTGTTACTATCTTCAATTTTGTACTTTCTTATCATAATTATTACTGTTTAGTTTTAATTTCAATTTTCCTTTTTGCGTTTTGATTACCAATGTTTTTATGCTTCTTACGATAATCATACTTCTCATCTTCAAAAATTTGATATATAGTTCCCTGAGAAATTCCAAATGTTTGCCTTATTTCTCGAATAGAACTATTCTCATCTTTGTGCATAAGAACTACAGCCTTAGATATCTTTTTAATTCTTTCAGTTCGACCTTTTGGACGACCTCCTTTAATACCACGCTTACGAGCAGATTGTAAACCTGTCATAACACGTTCGCGGTTGATTTCTCTATCCATTTGGTTTAATGAAGTGAAGACATTAAAAATAAATCTTCCATGAGGCGATTTTGTGTCCAGAAATGGCTCCTGTAAGCTTTTGAATTCAATATTATTTGACTCAAAGAATTCCATCATAGAAAGCATGTGTTTAACGTTTCGTGCTAGTCGACATGACTTCCATACTATTACCAAATCGCCTTCTCTCAATTTCATTAAAAGAGTTTCTAAGCCTTTTCTATCTTCTTTAGCTCCAGAAGCTACATCTGTCAAAATGTTTTTTGGAGCAACTCCAAACGCTTCTAGCGCATCTATTTGCATTTGTAAATTCTGTGCTGGTGTGCTTACTCTTGCGTAACCGAATTTCATCTTAGAAGTTTAGTATAATTTGTAATTATTTATCTTAATTTGTTTTGTAAAACAATGATTACGAATAGCATTCGTCTAAATATTAAAACTCATAATGCTTGTGCATCAACTACTTCCATATCTTTAGCAATAGCGTCGAGTTTTTTTTCTTTTTCCTTTATACGTTCCTGAATTTTTGGAAATAGCTCAGCGCGTTTTTCGGCGCTATACAAATCAGTGTCATACAATTGTTCTGCTTGCGCGCGCAACAAATTGAGATTGCTTTTGATGGCTTTGATTTTGTTTATAGACATACCAATTCTTTTTTGATGGCGATGACGGCAGCGTTGGTTTTGCCATTGGCACCAATTTTTTCAAATAGTCTTCGCTTGTGAGAATCAAGCGTAGACATTGTGATATTCAAATTGTCAGCAATTACTTTGTCCAGTTCGCCGTTTACAATGTATTGGAGTATTTTTTTATCTCTTGTATTGAGATTTGAAATTGTGGCGGGTTTGTTGGTAGGTTGAAACCCACTGATTTTTGTTTGTGACATGAGAAAGTGTTTATGGTTATTGTAATAGTGCTTGTTTTTCCGCTTCAAGCTTTTCGTGTTTAGCTTTATATTTTTTGAAAACTTCAAAAATTGCCAGCTCTATTTCTGGATGTGAAACTTCTCCTCTATATACCATACGGATATAAGAAGGAGTAAAAGAGGTGTTTTGCTGACTTTCAATTCCTTTTTTTCTTAGGTTTTCTAAGACGTCTTTAGTATAGTTTCTTGAATAATACTTTTTAAGTATTTCTCGGTGTTTGGCTTCAATCATAGATATCTATTGTTTTTAGTTGCGCTTAATTTTTATATATTTGAAACGAAAATTTTCACAAATACACAGCTAATGTATAGAATATTTTATACATAAACAAAATATATTATACTTTTTGTATAAAATTTTAATGATTGCTAACTAAAAACACATACAGAAATGATTGAAAGAATTACTGAAATTGCGAAAAATAAGGGTATTAGCCTTAGAAAATTAGAGATATCCATTGGCGTTTCAAACGGATATTTAAACTCAATGAAAACGAATAATAGTATTCCTGGTGGCGACGTGCTTTATAAAATAAGTAACACGTACCCTGATATTAATATGAATTGGATATTGACTGGCGAAGGATCTATTGACACGAAAGATAGTGAAGCAACTTCTAAAAAACAGCTTGAATTGTCTACGATGATACGTATGATCATCCGCGAAGAAAATGAAATTCTCAAGAAAGAAATTGAAGGCATATTGAATAAAGGCGAAAGTAAATAATCTCACAAACGTCGCAAGCGTTTTTTAAAAATATGATTATCAATATATTACAAAATATATGTAATCCTGCCGAGGTCACAAGCTGAAACCCCGCATTCTGTGGGGTTTTTTATTTTTTAACATTTTTCGCTTTCGTCTTTTTTTTGTGATTTACCGTAAATTTATGCACTTTTACGGTAAATATTGTACGATTAATATACGATTCTAAATGAGGGCTACTGTAAAATTGTTTAAAAGTGACGGTGTTTCTAAAGGTGGAAATTATCCTATTAAATTAACAGTGACTCATAAAGGAAAATCTAAGCGAAAAACCATCTCAAATTCTACTGCGGAACATTGGAATGAAGCTGACCAACTTCCGCTACCTGCACATGTTGATTTTGATGATCTATATCCAACCATAAAAAATATAAGAAATCGCGCGCAAAAGAGAGCTTTCAAATCTCTGATGAATGTTGATGAAGCGATTCAGTATTTGTTGAAAAACGAAAAAAGCGATCTTGATTTCTTTGTATTTGCAAAAGAAAGAATAGAGTACATGAATTGTATTGGTCGTGTTGGGAATGCAGGCGCATACACAGCTGCTGTAAATGATTTTAAAACCTTTCTTGGAAGAGAAACACTCTATTTTGATGAAATCAACTCTTCGTTGATTGAGCGATACAAAGAATGGAAAAAGCGCCAACCGATTAATAGTGTTGCTATGTCAAAAAATAAAGACATATTGCCTAAATATCCTAAAAATGCAACAATTGTTAACTACATAAGCGAATTGAGGGCGCTTTACAATAAATGTCGTAAGATGAATAATCTTAAAGATAATGAGCCATTTAAAGGTGTTTTCCAAGACGTTTTTGTCCGTAAGCGGCGCGCTAGAAATGTTTATATTGATAAGAATGGTATCAAAAAGCTAGAAAATGCTGAAGGAAAGTTTCGAAAAAAAGGGACTTATAAAACAATTGATTTGGCACTGCTTCAATTTTATCTAGGCGGCCAGGACATGACTGATATTTATTTCTTGAAAAAGAAAGATATTGATAAGGGGCGAGTGTTTTTTAAGCGAAATAAATTAGGCGAAAAAGGCGAACTTTTTGATGTGAAAATTTTTGATAAAGCCCAAAAAATTATTGAAAAGTATTCAACAGAAAAAAGTGATTATATTTTTCCTTGGAAAAAAGATAGAACCGCCTACAAAACATTTCTACGAACATATAATCGATCCTTGAATCATGTAATTGAAAAACTTGAAATTGAAGTGCATCCAAAGCAAAATTCATTCACTAGCAAGTGTATTCGACATACATTTGCTACCATTGGTAAATTTTTACACGTGGACCCAGACATGATTAGAGAAATTATGGGGCATGAACGTAACGAAATAGATACTATTTACAAAGACAAATACCCAAGAGAAATCCGTGACCATGCACATTGGAAAATTATATCTACTGAAGATGTCTAAAATTAGAATTATGAGCTGTTAATGCAGTTCCGCTTTTTATGCAATTCGTGTAGTTTTTAAGACATTGTATTTTTTCTCCAGATAACAACCTAGCTTCTATTTCATAACTATTGTTGTCATATCCATTTTCGCGATGTTCAGCGTAGTAGTTTTTCAGGAAATTAAATAATCCTTCTCTTTGATATTGATTCCAGTGAACTATTTCATGATCCAAAAGCATTTGATTCTCCCTTTCACTTTCTTTAATGAAAATCCCAAATGGTGGAATAGTGATTCCATTGAAACCACCAACAATTCTCTCAGTGTAATACACTGGAGGTTCTTTTGTTTTTTGAATTTCGTTGTACACATACAACGTTCCTAAGAATAAGCTAATTAGTGGATTCATTCTCTTTATTATTACAATCAATTATCTTTTTTTCAAATATGTTGTAGCAAACATCAAGGTTGTTTCCCCTATTTTTTTCTAATGTTGCGTATCGCTTTTTGTAATCAATATTAGGATGACAATTGATAATTTTTGTAGGATTATGAGCCATTTTATTGCCGCCATACATGTTCCCGTTTTCCTTCACTTGTGATATAAAAACCCAAATTACATTCGGATATTTTGTACGTAAGTAATTAAGCTCATCCGCAGAAATACCAAGATCGGTAACGCTATCAGCTACAATGACATCGAAATGCTTGCAATTTTCTTCAATCTCTTGCATCGGATTTTCAATATCACCTTTTATTAAAATAAATTGCCTTCCTTTTTCTGAAGTATTTCTATCTCTTGAATTTAAGGTGTCTTTTGATAACAATCCGCCCTGCTCTTGATCAATATAACCTACAAGCATTTGCTTTTCTCCAAATGCATTAGCGATTTGCATAGCGATTTGAGATTTACTAGTGTGCTTAGTTCCTTTGATGAGTATAAGTTCTTTGTACTTCTGAATTTTTTGAAGAAACTTTCCGATTTCTCCAGGTAAAGTAAACGTTTCAATCTTAGGATTAGAACTAGCAGAAACAAATCCTTTTTTCTCCAAGTCTTTTAGTTTTGCAGGAATCAAATTTTTTGTTTCTATCGACGGCGCTCCCATTTTACGAATAGGCTTGTCTTTTTTGCTTGACGACTTTTTCTTTGGCTTTGCTGGCTGCTTTTTTTCTGAGATAAGTTTATGATTTATCTGTAGCTTAAATTCTTCAGATGTTGGATGCTCTTTTAATATAGAACGAATTTTGTCAAAGAGTTTCAACTCTTGCTCGTCAAAAGCTAAGTTTTTAATTTCTACAAGTCTTTCTCTTGTAACTGTTTTATTGTGAAGACTGTTAAAGGATTCTATACTATTCATCATATTTCAATTACCATTTGTTTTCCAAACGCGGTGGCGTGGACTTTATACAATAGTTTATCGTTGATATTTGGGCTGGTTATCAAATCAATCTTATCAATCAAATTTTTAAGTGGAATTTGAAAGGGAATATCATTTATATCGAAGTAATCATACGCAAGTAATGTAATACTAGCAACATTCGTGTTCGCGACACCTAGCAATTCCGTTTGATTATAGTATAGCTCAATTTTTGTAATTGATAAATAACCAAAACTATCAAAATCAATTTCTTTTTCTGTAGTATTAATTAATTGAATACTGGCGTTGAATGTAATATTGTCTTGGTTTATTTTTACATTTTTGATTTGTGTTATCTTGATTTTTAAAGAACTTAGTATTTTAATCACATCATCATAAGTCTGTTTGACTTTGAACGCTGCGAAAGAAAATAGAATAACGCTAAACCAAAGTATTTTTTTCAAAACAATGTGTACTTCTTAATGATTAATAGATATAGATTCAACTTCTCGATTGGTATTTTTGGATTTTCGGGACCACCATAAACAAAAAATATTTCATGGACATTGGCAACTTCATGATCATTCATCTTTCTTAATGCTTCAATCCCTTTTTCGTTTTCTTCTGACTCGAAAAAAGTCAATAAGTCTTTCCTCTTATTTGCAATAGTTTCATCATTAACATCACTTGCTAATAACTTGTAGGCTAAAAAGAGAATGCTTGCGTATTTTAATATTTTCATAACTGTTTTTGATTTTGTGTCCACCAGAGGACTCTGTTAAAAACCCTCTGTATTTGTGGACTGCAAGAAATAAGAACAATTTTAAATTTTTTCGTTTTGGTTCAAAAGTATCTTTGCCATTGACCTTCTTATTTGTAAAATAAGAATCTCAAAAAAGTCATGCTGCTTACACCTTTTTCCTTTAATCATGCTAAGAGTGTGCGTACAAATAGAACTGATTTGCGATATTATCATTACCCAAAGAGTTATAAGGACCAAACTCTTATAATCAATTTCAAACATCAATCCTTTTGCAGCATAAGCAATAAGGATTGGTACTCCGAGAATCATTATTTTTTCGAGGATTCCAAAGATCATTTTTTTGCTGGAATATTTCTCCCCTATTCTTATGCAAACAAGAAGCGAATAAGCGGTGTCTACTAAGATGAGAATAACAAATACTTTTACTGGATTCACTGGCACTTCAATGTATGCTAAAAATGTAACGATAGTGACTTTAAAAAAAGTAATGATTTCGTATATATATTCTTTAATCTGATTCATTTTTGAACTTTGAATTAGTAAATTACATCGACTACTATTTGATAGTCTATTGTTTTTGTTTGTCCTTGTATCAAACTGAAATTATCTGTTCTTGCTTTTTCAACTCCTGCATTTAGTATTTTAAGATAATATGATTTACTACTATCTGTCGCGTCTAAATCGTCCATCAAATAATTGACATTAGTAGGGCTTTCATAAACTATCACAAATAGAATTTCAGTATCATCTGAAGAGTCATGTAACTGAACTCTATATCCTACTGCTTGCGATGTCTGCTCTAATACTGAATTATATACAGTAATAAAACCTTGTATTTTGGCAAATCCTGTAGAACTACTTCCATCAGTTGAGTTAATACAGCAACATCGTCTTCTTAAACTGCTTCCTATCATTACACAAAAATTTTATATCCGATATAAACAAAAGCAGTGACTAAAGTTCCTTTTAAAAAAACATTTGAACTACTTGGATATGAGAATGACTCAACTCTCGCTAACCAACCATCAATAAAATGTGGATTATTAAGCGACTCATAATATTCAATTCTTCTTTCTTTTATCGCATTAAATAATTGTTCTGCATTAACATTATTGATTGCGTTCAATGTGTTATTTCCTATGACACCATCAACGACTAGAGAAAAACCAAAAAAAATATTTAATACTTGTTGAGTTATTTTTGATGCAGAAAATACACCTGCATTCACTGCGTGATCGGCAATAATTTCTGCTACATTTTGGTCATTAATATAATCGCCTTTAATAGCATTCCAATAGTCATTTTTATAGATGTTTGACACTACTTCTAAAGAAATATTTTGCATGTGATTAACAGTCGGAATAAATCCCAAATACTGCTCAAGTACTGGAGCAGAAATTCCATAGTTGGTTCCAATGTTTTCCCCTTCTGAATTGTAGTTACCAGTATCATTAACATTGTTTTGGTAACCGCCTTCTTTTTGTAGTATTAAATTGAAAAATGACTGAAAATTTGCCATTGTACTATGGTTTTAGTTGACTGTTACTTTAGTTGGTTGTTTTTCTTCCGATTCTGTTGAACCCAAAACAATAGCTGCTCCAGCAAATAAAGCCAAAATCCACCAATAACTTTTCTTCTCCTCTACAGGCTGATTATTGGTGTTTGTTGCAACGATTTCAACGGCATCTAAATAATCAGCAGACATCGTCATAATTATTCGCTGATAACTTTTTGTTGCAACAATTTTTTGTGAGTTATAGCCCATAAATGAAACAATCAAAGTTTCCCCTTCAGGAACACTTATTGAAAATTCACCATCAAAATTTGTCGCGGTTCCTGTAGTGGAGTCCGATTGTAGATAAATATTAGCACCTGGCAACGGATTATTTTGTTCATCCATTACAATTCCTTGAACTTCCACGTTGTAAACTGGCTCAGTAGTATATGTTGGTGCTTCTCTATAACATGCTTCCATATCAATTTTATTTTTTAATGTTAGTTACTTGGTCATGATATACACGACCTTTTAATCCACAGTATGTCCATTGCCATTGAAAAAAAGTACACCATTGAATGTTGTAATAGGTTTTTCCTTCAGAATCGACTCCAGAGCCGAAAACTTCACCTACAAAATCGTTAGGTTCAAAATCACCATATAATTCACCCGTAGTTACCCATTCGCCTTTACTGTTTTTTTCAATCTGTGGTAGTGTAATTCTGCTTTTTTTGGCATTGTACAACTCTGCACCAATTAAAAAGACTTCCTCACTATTGTTATATCCAATTGATTGAATTCGGTTAAAAAATGATTTCATTTCATCAGTGGCTAAGCCACTCTTTAGGTCATCAAGTAACACACGACCGCGAGTTAGAATATTGTATGCTTCAGCAACAGCTTGAACATCCGTTACAGAATCCGCAACTTGATAAATTGCATCTTCGTCAGCCGCAATGTCCCATTCAGGCATTAAAACAGAAAGAAATCCTTCTCTATAGCCGAGTCTTGTAAATGACCCGTCTAGTATGGCAGCTGCAATTGCATTTGGATTTCCAATATTGTTATTGGCAAAGTTCTTTGCGCGTACATTACGTGAGTATTTAGGTCCATAATATAATAATGCTACTGTGCCTAATGTCAACATGATTGGTTTCCAATTGTTAGTTGCTTTTTCTGTTACTGCGGATGCTACTATTGTTGATACTGCCATAATTATTTTTTTTATCCTAGAAACGATGTAATAATTCCTACAGAGCTCTCATCTTTAAGATAATCGACTGCTTTTTCATTATCACATAACGTGCTGATATTCTTTAAAACTTCCGTTGGAAGCTTGTTAAGTTTTTCTATCGCTGATAGTCTTTTATCAGCGTCAATTGCGTTTGTTCCTGTTATTTTAACTTGCATTTTTATGTGTGCTTTGCGGTTCTTTCAATAATTGTTTTAGTTTCTCTTCAAATCCTTCAACTTCATAGGTGTTTTTGAGTAAAAAGTATAGCATTTCTACTTTAGAGTCGTCTACTTTAGAGTCTGCGACGAGTTCGAAAAAATCTCGTTTTGTATGTGATAAATGACCAAGAGGATTTCCCATTGCCTGCGGAACATTATTTGCCTTTTTTTGCAGAAGCATTGGTAAATTGGACACTAAGGCTTTTCCCGTTTCTGATTCTAAAAAGCTTTTAGAATCCATTTTCGCCTTTAGAATTTCTAAATCAGCTTTTTGTTGAACTACTTGATTTTCTATTTTTAAATCTGAGTTTTCAGATAAAAGCCTTGTGTTTTCTGACTTTAACTGAGTGTTCTCTAATTTCAATTCATCACATCTGTCTTTGAGGATTTCCACGCGTTCGTTAGTAGCATTACTAGCTGCTTGCTGTGGAACTCCCATACCAAATGGATAACCATTATAGTTGCTGTTTATTGGCATAGTATTATGAAATCCGCCGTGTTGCATAACAGAAGTATGATTGTTTTGAATTTGTTGTTGCGATTGTAAGTATAAAACATCTACAGTACGCGTTGATGTTCCATTTGGTGATTTTAGGTAAATTGTTGCGTTGTCAAATCCTTGCTGAGATAGCATTGAAACAAAGGCATCAATACTTCCTGCTTCGCTTATTACATCAGAATGTGTGAAATAGCTTTTTTTTGATGTAGCGTTCTTTCTCTGTTTACGAAAATCCCCTTTTTCAATAACAATAGTGTTGTTATCAGATTTAAGTAAGTGCTCTTTGATTTTATCAATTATTTCTTGCATATATATTGATTTTGTTAACTACAATGTTTTACGACATAACTAATCACACATTTCTTTTGTTGACCAGCTTCCGTTGGTTCGTCAAAATCAATCTGAACTTTGCTAACAATAGGAACGTCAACATCAATAGGGAAAGGGCATTTGTTAGGCTCAATAGTATGAATACCATTAATTCTAAAATTTACATTACCGTAATTATGAAATGTTGGTTTCCAAACTCCCGCACCATCGGTTAACGCTCTCAAATCAACCAACTGATTGCTTGTTACGATATAATCCTTTATAAGCCCTTCCATATTTACTCATCTGTTTTAATTACAAAAACTACTTGTCCTTTAAATCCAGATCGTAAAGCTTCTGATGAAGATAGTTTGACATTTACTTTTCCGTTGGTTTGAAAAGACACTCTTTTATAAGCATCTATTCCAGGCGCGTTACTTTTTTGATAATCTCTAATATCAACTGGTAGTAATATTGGCTTACCTTGAGTAGTTTCAACACTCAAATTCACATTTTGTAATGGTAAGGTAGAGAAGTTATGGAAGGCGATTCCAACGCATTTCCCAATATCTAAAGTAACATGTTCTTCAGTTGAAAAACCATCATTTTCAACGCTCAAATCTTTGCTGTTATACTCTATGTTTTTGAATATATCTTTTTCAGTATTTTGATTTTGCATAGTGTCTTTTTTATTGAAAAAGCCACAAAGCATTTTTTGTGGCTTTTTAATTTTTAATTAACCATTTTAGCTTTACACAACCGCAATAAAGCCTAAATAAGAAACTTCAATATAAGATGAGTTTCCTGCTCCTGGAGCTAAATCAACAGTGCTTGGAAATTCAATTTCAACTTCAGTTAATGTTTCATCTTGGAAAAATATAGGATTTCCAAGGTTAAAGTATAACTCATCTGTAAAAGCTGCGTCATTAATTGCTGCAATTGGTAGTGTTGTCAAAATTCTTTTTCCTTGTACTGTTTTAAGATTCGAACTTTTCAACCCTTTTGGAAGATTTGTTGTATAATCCAATGTAGATGGATTACTCCCACTAGCTTCAGCAGCATATTTTACAACTACATGTGTACCAATAAAAATTCTATTTTTATTGAGCATGTCTCCGTCAAAGGAGTTAATTCCTTGTACTTTTTTAGTTTGCTCTTCCAATAAATTGACTTTTCCTCCTGCACTGACTTCTTTTCTAATCATAAGTGAAGACGGTGTAAACATTACACTTCCATTCTTTAACTTTCTTTTGAAATCTTCACTGAGATAATTTGTTTTGGTTTCGATATCACTCAAAAAGCTTTTGAGTTCATCTCTGTTTATGTTATTTAACATGATATTATTTTTTTTTAGTATTGATTAATAATTACGCTACCTGTAATGAGATTTGACTCTCATTTGCTGTCGGTCTTGCTGGAAGATTTCTTGGCACAAACTTATACGGTGAACCCGCCATTCGAGGTCTGCGTCCGTTCATTCCACTACCAATTCTACTTGTTGTTGTAGTTGTTGTGCTTGTAACAGGAACTTGTGACCACATGTCGGCGATAAACTTGTTTGTTTTACTTCCGTTGTTTTCAATTTTTGGCGAAATAAATTCGCTAATCAAATCAAATGCCCCTTTTACAGCAACTCCAACTAACAGTCCTTTGACTGCCTTTCCAATATCAGATTTGTCATCGATAAAAGCAGAACCTAGACCTCCTACTACCAAGTAACCACCATTTAACATAGTGGTGTCTTTTACTTGAAGTAAGCCTTCAACACCTTTGGCAATTCCTGCTCCCATGGTAATAGTACCAATGTCAATAAGCGTTGACTTTCCGTCAACATCTTTTTTATTTTTTAAAAACTTTGTTTTCATAATGATTATAATTGTTGTATTTATCCTAAAAATTGATATCCTGCGAACGCTACCGCACCAGCAGCTAATAATTTGCCAATGCTTGAATTGCTCTCTGTAGAAACTCCAGTATTATTATTATTTGGCTGTCCGCCTGTGGTTACCACAGGGTTGTTTGTGTTTCCTGTATTTGTAGCAGGAGCAGGATTTTTTGCTCTAACTGAGAACACAGGATATTGTGCTGTTGAATTCTCAGACCAACTGTGATTAAAACCTGTAAATTCCCATTGGGTTGGCGCTTGTTCTTGTCTAATTTCAGTAACGATATAGTTGGATGCTAACGAACTAACCGTTGACTCAAAAGCTGGAACTAACTCGTAGAAAAGTTCATTGAATTGATCCAGCGCCAAACGCGAGCATCTTTCCCAATTTTCATTTACTCTAAAAAACCAATACATATCACGACATACATACACTGCTTTTGCTAAGAAATTCAAATCTTCCTCGACACTTGTTGTATAAGCATACGTTCTTGAACTAATGTCTTGGTTAACAGTTTGTTCAAACTCATAAAAAAGATTGGCAAAGTATGGTCCTTGTATCTGTTGTATTTCAGCGGCAGTTTGTTGTGGTGTATAACTTGAATTCCAACAACTCAGCTCCAATCCGTTGGCGAAAATGGCCCCGAATGTATTAGAGAAAAAATCAACACCTAAAATCGATGTTAAATCAAATCCCAGTAAAGCTGTACTACCAACAGAAGCAGCCGTTGACGCCAAGTTACCATAAGTATCTTGACTACTTGACGAACTTGATAAAGAACCACTTGACGAAGCTAGATTATCCCAAAAAGAAGTTCCACCGTTTTCTTGTGGTGATGGTTCATCTACTGGACCACCATAAGCAGGGAAATTGCCTATATCTGCAATATCATCCCAAAAACCAGCCATTCCATAATGTCCTGAAGTAGCTGTTGTTATAAACTCATCGTTTACGGCTATGCCGTTTTTTCGAATGGTAATAACTGGATCATATCCTTGATATAATGAATCAACGATTTTTTGACGCAACTGAAATTGTACGTTCTCATCCGCATTGATTAGTTGGAGATACAAATCGAAATTGTCCATTGCGGCCAATACAGCATCGTTGTATGCTTTTCTTCCAAAATCAATAGCTTGTTTACCATGGTATGGTGTCGCTAATTGATGACTGTGATTAGCTTCTTTATTTGAATTGCATGTGCATCCTGACACATCTGGTGCCGCCATTCCGTAATAAGGTAAATTCATAAAAAAATCGTTTTTCGTACTAATTCTCTGCTCTGAATTATGAAAAGTAGTTGCGTCAATAACATAATAGCCTTCATTTAAATTGGCAGTTACTTGATTTGTTGGAACTACCACATATACATGTTCTGTATTGTCAGCATTATCAACGCGTCTGAAATAGTGTTTAATTCCTAAATTCAACAGAATCATTGAAGCTGTAACTGAGTACGTTTTACAATCTGCTCCAATTTGGCGCGTTGCCCATAAACAATTTGGCGCTTTCAATTTTTGATTAAAACCGTCAATACTGTATTGGATGTTGTTGTATAAGAACCAATGTATTTTATAAGCTGTTTCTTGTAATGATAAATTTGAAAATTCGGCAAATGATAGTTTTTCAACTTGATACGCATAGCGTTTTGAAAAACGAATCATTTCTTGAATTCCAACATCTGTGTTTCCTGTATTGAGATATTCTACTTTACAGACAGATGGCTCAAAATACTTTTCATACTCATTTCCATCATGCAAATTTCTATGCAACAAAGCATTGATTTCTGCATTATTTAATCTTGTCATGTATCAGAACTTTTTCGCTAATTTGTATCGAAAAAATGACTGGTTTTCTTAGTTGTTGAAGTTTTACGAGATTTTACGAGATTTTAGTAGATTTTCGGAGGTTTTTTACGGTAAATTATTTGTTTGAAATTGGTTGTTGTACCGAAAATTCATAAATTTAAAGTATGTTTTTGGAGAAAGATATTACCGCAATGAATAAGGCTACACTTTTTGAAGAGTTGAAGCCAATTAACATTCAAACTTGTCGCGAAATTACCAATCAAATAATTAGCGAAAACAGAAAAGTGTCTATTGATTTTGCTAAAAATCAACAGATTGTTTATGCTGTAGAAGTGAAAAAAGTACTAATTTACTTTGGTTTTTTGGATTAATTCTTCAAGTATATTTTTTAAACATTCTTTTTCTGAATCGAGAAAGCAGTTATCTATTTCTTTTTCAAAAAGAGTTTTTATTTCCTCTTCCAGTTGCCAACACTTCTCTAATGAATCATCCAATATTTTCCTAGCACTTTGATATCTTATAAAATATCCAAAGCGAATAGATTGAATTACACTCTGAATATTTTTAGGTTTTGAGTCTTGTAAATCGCAATAATTTGAAAACTCAATGCGTAATTTTTTAATTTTATTTCTCTGATAAAAAAATGCTAACAAAACAATAACGAAGCAGATAATAAGTAGAATTAGTGACAATTTCATTTTTAAGCGGTATTTATTTTTTAAATTTCATCATAATTGTGTAGTGTTCAACCTCTAATAAATAAGCATATTAAAAAGGAATGTCGGAACTATCAATACTATTAACGTCAATTTCAAAAAGGAGCTAATTTTTCTTTTGTTGCTGGCGATAAAGAATATCATTTCCAGCAGTTAGTTTAATCTCTTTTATCTTCTTGATTGATACTCGCATGTTTTCAGGTGTAACTTTCATATATTATAAATGTTAAAGGGGAATTTTCCCCTTAGGAATTTATGTAGTATTTTTCTTTATTTGTATTTATTATTAATCTTTATAATTGTTAAATCATGAAAAAAAGGAATCTTAAATCTTTAATTCTAAATAAGAAGTCTATTTCACATCTTAATAGCTCTATTCATGGCGGAATCGATTTGTATGATTCTACACACTGTTCAATAGATATTTGCCGAGAAATTGACTATACAGGTCCATATGTTGATTCTTGCTATGTTTGCGAATCAGAAACATGTTACTACAATAGTAATTGTTGGTATTCTTGCCCAAAACCTTGTATAATAATCGATCCAGGAGAAGATTCATAATTTCTACTGATTAATTGGTTGTTCTAATTCTTGCTTATATTTCAAAAATACTTGACTTGGTAGCATACCATTGTCAAAATCAATTTTGAATATTTTCAGTGTAAAAAAAGCATTTGCTTCTTCAGTGTTCCATCCATCCAAAACTGCCAATTTTCTCAGCATTGAAATCCAATGATTTTTGTTTTTTGGATTCAGCACTTCACTGTGATTTTTTGGCTTTAATATTCGATTTAACAAGTCGTTCATACTACTGTTTTGTTATTTTAAAAGGGAATTGTGTAATAACCAATTTTTATTTTCCAAATGGTTATATCCCAAAAATGGTTATGCAAATAGCTTCGATTAAATCTTAAAGGTCTTTTAGAATCCCATGAAATATCTATTTGTCTATTTTTAGGTAATGGAATTTTCATATCCTATTTATGGTTTGTTTAGTTTTTCGGCTTTAAGTTTTCCAAGCCATAACTCCGCCTGTTCAATATTGGTGATGATTAAACTCATTTCTCTAGTTCTTTCATTTGCTTGAATCTTGTTAGCGTCAATTAAAGCTGCTGCCAACATGTTTTGTAATGATAAATATTCCATAATTTCTACTGTTATTTTAATCGGTGCATCCACCTGAGTTACACATTGTATAGTCACTTATTTCAGAAAACAAATTGGGATAATCTGTTTGAAATACTTCCCTATATGGGATTCTATCATCGTGCCATGTGACATTCTTTTTATCTAATCTTAGTTTCTTGTCTTCTTGAAGTGCAAACCATTCTAAAATTTCAGGATCTTCCTGATAATTTTTTTTGATTATTTCATTTGGCTTATGATGACATCCTGCACAATTAGAGTCCCAAGGAAAATCAAGTTCTGGGTAATTTTTAATCCACCAAGAGCGTATTTGAATATGAAAAGTTGTTTTTAAAGGAAATCTTTTTTCCTGCCAATCAAATTCAAACCAATTTTGCCTTCTTTTACCGAAATTGTTACAAGAAATTACTCGTTTAAATGGTCTGTTTTTTGAGCCTCTGATAATTCTTTCTGGTTCGTCAGCTCTAAATCCTATATTGTGTATAGTCTTCCCATATCTTGGGTATAAGTACTCGAAAATAGGAACCATTTTCATTTCTGTAGTACAAAATCTTCTTGCCCAAGTTGGTAGAGCTGAATTTTCATCTATCACTTGGTCGAATGATTTTCCGCGCACCCAAATTATTTCCTTTCCAAGTAATTGTTCTAAATCCATCAAAACCTTTAATGTCTTTTGGCGCTCAGCGCTTGCAATAAAGTTTCCATTCAACTTATCAAGAGCATATCTTAGAACCGCAGGATCTTTAGGGGCTGCTTTTGGATAATCAATACACACACAAGCGAAGATGTTGACATCTGCTGGATGATGCATTGCCATATATGCACTAGTTTTACCTCCTGATATGCTATTTACTGTTGTCAACTATTCTACAGGTTTTTAATCATTAATACATTCGTCTAAATCTTCAATACATCTGTGGCAGCATTCTCCCTTATAATAAATGTTACAAGGTTGTCCACAACCTAAGCAAACATGATATCGTGTAACATCACCTTTTATTGCTACTGGTTCATCATGACAGACTGATAATATTTTTGAGCTTTTCATACTACTGTTATTTATATTGATCAATACAGCTCTGACAGCCGAAACCGTCAGGTAGTTCTTCTACTTTTTCCAAGCAATAATTGCAAATGTGTTCTTTTCTCATACTACAGATTTAAAGTTTTATATAAATTTCATCATAAGCCTCAATTGCTTTCTGCTTATCAGTTGTTCTAATAACCTGAACACCGTTACTTAGAACTTTATATTCCCCGTTGGCATTTGCCATGAATATTTTAAGCTTGTTGTTATGAGAATTAAAACATATATGATAAAATTCTTCCATTGCCTCTTTGATGGACGGACTGTCTAAGTCAATATATTCTGTTTCTACGTACATGATTTCTACTGTTTGTTTAGTTGTTCAATTCTTTGTTCGTAATAGGATTTGTGTACTTTACCAAATCCTATTATATGAACATAACCTTCATTATCTGCTCTTGATAATGATGATTTGCATTCGTCTACAGATAAGTTGTTTAGCATATCGTCTAAATTCATAACACTACTGTTTTAATATTACTACTGGAGAAACACTTCGACCATCTTTTGTTTTCTTTAGTTCTCCTTTTAAGAAAAAATCGTTTAGTTCTTGAATTGATGAGAACTCGAAAAATGCTTCATCATCCCAGAACTCATGCAAACATCCAGAGTGATCAGGATTAATTTCTAATGTCGTTGACAAGTTGTTTCTTTGCTCAAAGAGCTTCCAATTATGTGTTAACTCATTTATTTCCATACCTACAGATTTAGTGTTAATTGTTTGTTGGATGTTTCCAAAATCGTTAATTGTTTTATGTAAGTTGCTAGAACAATACTGTTTCGAAAATGAATTCTTACCCATCCAAATTCCCCAGCGTCATATTCTTTATTCACATGTTCAATTTTTATTTTCTCATCACTAAACATTGTATGGGTAGTCAATGCTTTTTCAGCAAGTGTTCTTGATGTGCAATAATCTAATTGTTCCATATCCTAAAGGTTTAATAGGCGGCTTTTACACCGCCTTGTTTGCTGATTTTAAAAATTGAAGTGTTATAAAGCAGGAGATATTACCCCTTCAATTTCAAAGTAATGTGGTGAATCTAATGGAATATAGAAGCAAGGTTGCCCATTGAAAGTAATTCGGCGACCATCAATGTGTGCTTGATAATGTCTTCCTCTATAAGTTGGGCGAAAATATACCTGGTTTCTATTATCATTGTTAGGATCATTTAAAACCATTGTTCCATTATCAATTTCTCCAATAAGCTGATTATTGTTATAATCATATTCTTGAAGTGTGGCTGCCAACGAAATGTTTTCTGGCACATCTTGTACTCGAATAAAAACACTTACATACGCACCAAGCACAAAATCTTCTGTGGTTTCGGTTGTCGTTTCTGTTACAGTTCTTGTAGTGACTGTCTGCGCTGTAACAATCGAATTTTGATTTTCATTTTCTGACATAATTTCTGATTTAAAAAAGGTTATTTTTATAATTAATAATTTGATACTGTTTATTGAAATTCGTTATAACTTACTATCTACTTCTTCAAAAATTCTGTACAAAACAGAGTGTTCATACTTGAACGACTCAAATTCATTAAGAGTCACTTCCAATGCATTGATTACAGCAACAGCTTCGTAATACTCAAGCGAAAATTTGAATTTTTTATTAGAACTTAATTTGTTTGCTATTTTCTTAATTCCCCGAACGTAAACCAATTGGATAATGTTTAAGTTTTGTTTGATTTCTCGTGATGTGCTTTCTGTAGTATCTATGTATCGATGCAACAACGTGTTGAATATTGCCATTTGCTTCAACGTTACTTCTATATGTACTTTTTGTAATAAAATCATAGTTTTATTCTTGCTATTTCTACATTATTTAGATTGTCAAACACCAACACTACGTTGAAATCGCCTTCAAAACATTCTCCTTGATTATCTTTAGACTTGACCAATAATCGGTTTGCCATTTTCTTTATCACAATTTCATCCTTATGATGGTCCTGAGTAATCAGTGAATATCGAACTACACTATTTGCGTTATCATATTTGGCTTTCGCACTTTCTTTTAAGCAAATAACAAAGCGAATTTTGCTATGATACTTGCAAAAAAAACGATGTCCACACGCGCATTTATTAGTGTTTTTTGGCATGCTTCAAATTTTCACGTTCAACAATCAACATGTTGTTTAAACAATTAACCAAACTGTGTTTTTGCTTTTGATTTCTGTACTCCAATCGACGTACGTAGTCGACGAGTCGCTCAAATGTTATTTTGTCCTTTAGAAATTCTCGTATTTTTAGGCGAATTTTTTGCGTAATTTCTTTATTCTTTGCCTCGTAGGAACGGCGCTTTTTCTTTTCTTGATATCTTACTTTCTCGCGCTCGTTACGGTCATAATGCTTTTTTGTATATGCAAATCCGCCTTCGAATGACTTTTTTCTTGAGATATCAAAATACATACTCGGATATAGCAATTTGAATTCAGGGTTTCGCTGGCAATATCGGCGCGCCCAATCTAGGCGCCAACGTAGTTGTTGCATGAAGTCTTCTTGGAAGGATTTGGAATATATTCCACGCGATGAGTCTATAAAAAAGGTACGTTCTAAGTACTTCAATGTGTTAATCCATTCGCCTACGTACACGTTTCTTCCTATCCATAACCTGGCAGCAGTAAAAATGAAATCGAATAGCATTATTTTTCTGAACTGGGATTTATCCAACACTCCTTTGACAGCTTCCTCATGAATGTGTTGACTAGGTAACGGATGATAATCATCATAGATACCTGCGGCCAAGTCGTGCGCCGCATTGTATAGGTCCATATCCAGCAGCTTTTGAAAGGAACTGCGAATGGTTAACTTTTCTTTTTTTGGCGCAACTTTTTTTCTTTTTTTTTCCGCGCCTGGTTCATTTTGTGTGCTAACTTGCTTCCTGTTGTTCCTATAAAAGTTCCTATAGCTTGATTCGTCAGAATCACTGGACGCAGAATTGGAAGTGTTTCGATTTAGCAGCTGACGAATGTGTTGAACACCTTCCAATTCTTCCTTACTTAGGCTATTTGCTTTAGCAATATTTGCCTTATTATCTTTTTCTTTATTCAAATTCCTATAGGAACTTATAGTAATTGGCAATTTTTTCTTCAAAGTGGATTGAGTCCACTGTTTATGGGCGTCGTTACTTCCTTCTGACATTTGCAAAATAAGCGGGTTTAACGCCATTTCTTTAGCAATTTTATATCCATGATATTTGTAGCTAGAAATGATGTCTGCGTCCATCAATCGCTTTGTGTGGTTTAGGATGGTTTTGTCACAATAGTTGAGTTTTGTTGCTTTAAAATTGTCCTGTTGTACGGATTGCTTTTTCAAGCTTCTACACGTTAGCGGAAATAAAAAACCTTCTGCTGGGTTTATTGCTGTGGTTTCTCTAGCATTCATCCTGTCCAAATTCCTGCTTTTCAGCTTTCCGACGCAGTGCGATAGAATTGCGACAAATACGTCCTTAGCTGGCTGCTTTAGCGGTTGCAGTTCCTTTTTAGGGACCTTAATGTCACTTTCGCGGTTGTATTGCTCTACCAAATCGTTGTACACTTTATCGTTTATGATGCCAGCGCCGTAGAAAAATTTGCTCCAGGATCGAAATTGTTTTATTTCTGTATCAACATCTTGTTGATTTACTTGTTGATTTTTGTTGATTTCACTAACCAAATTGTTGTATTCTTCAATAGGTTTGTTTATCTTTGGTAGACTATTGTTGTATTTAGCAACGTGCAACAAGTAGTTGTCAACTGTTTGTTTGAAATCGTTGCTATTAATAACTGGATATTGAAGCTGTAGTGCCGATGGCTGGTAACTATGACCGCTTACGGCACTATCTTGCTTCCTGTATTGTTCTGGTTGCATATAGTAATTTTTTTAAAAAAGCTGCTCAGTCGTCAAACTTTTAGCGGCTTTTTTTTATTGACTTAGAATATTGTATATCGTTTTTTCTGAAATAAACAGCCTGTCAACTAATTCCTTGATGATTTCTTTCATCTGTTTATCACTATTATCTTCAATGTACTGGTGAATAAACTTTTTGCGTTTCTCTAGTAATTCTTTGCTGCGTTTCATAACTGATATTTTGTTGTTGCGGGAGCAGGATTCGAACCTGCGTCATTCGGCTTATGAGACCGAGCTGGAACCGCTCCAGACCATCCCGCCATTTTAAGCTGCTTTTTCACTTGGTAGGTTTAACAACGCGAGTTTGTTTTCTCTAACCATAACCAACAATCGGTTGTTGTAACTATCCAAATTTTTTTGGTAATAGCTTTTGAGTTGTTGCTTTTCTCCTGGCGTTAGTTTCCTTTTTGGCACGGATGCAATTTTCGCTTCCATCTCTTCTATTTTGGCAATCAGATCACCCACGTTTGTTAGTTCCATAATTGTTAATTTTTAAATTTGTAAATAGCTAGAAAAATCGCTAGTTTCAATATTTCATCAAATGGATATTGGTGTGTCTCAACGGCGGATTTCTCGCTGGTAGTAGCCACCGAAGCTTCAAGTTCTCCCATAGAGATTCCAAAAGGCGTCAGGAACTTCATTTTAAGCTTTCAGCGCTTCATTGATTTGGTTTACATGCACCACTATTCCCCATGGAAGTTGTACATAGTTTTTTTTGAGTGTTCCATTTTCTTTTTTTCCGATGCCCGACATGTCTTTGAAGTCTACGTTTCTTAAATGTCTTAATTGTTGTTTTGTTAATGTCATGATTGATATTTATAGATTAATTTCCTTTTTTTAAAAGCCAAGTTGACGGTTGCCCTGTATGCCAACCTGGCTTTTGACCAAATAAAACTAACGAGATGCTGCTCAGCTCCCCAACTGAAATTTACTAACGTATGAATGTCTGTCTTCATTAGAAATTTTGGTCGTTTTCATATCGGTTAAAAATTAAGCTTGTGCCTTTATTTTCTTCCGAATTTTCAAGTTTTATCGTTTCCAAATACGCGTCGTAAGCGTCTTGTTGTTCTATTTTTTTACTCGCAATCCTATCTGCCAACACATAAAAACCAATTGTTGATAACACTCCCGCCAAAAAAGCTATAATGATGTATGTTATGATGATGAATGACATTGTTTTATCTTTTTACTTGGTTCTTTTTTAAGTTTCTATTGATGATGGTTGCAACCATAGATGCAGAAATTCCAAAATGCGCTCCAACTACTTTGAGTCGATTGTCTTCATTCGTGTTAAAATACTCCATGACTTCCGAGTCGGTATATGTTGCTGGTTCTCGTTTCATCTTTCTTGTATTTCCGTTGTTATCCATAAACAGTAACTCATGTAAAGGATCATAAATATCGAATGCTAATCGGCTACATTTCTTGTACTTATTTCTTGGCTCCAAGATGATATTTCGTGTAATTCTGCAATATTTCCTCTGCTTTTTCCTTGTAAGGACTTGGAGCGCGCAATGAAAGCAATGCCAAGTTTCCTATTGATGTAGTGTTGAATGTTTTAAAAAAATCAACATCGTTGGTATTTTCAACAGCATCCATTTGTTGTTGAATGAATTCGGTATATTCATTATCAACTGATTCCCTACAAACTTCATCAGCATACTTGGCTTGTTCTTCTCTTGACCAGTAGGGAATTTGGTCTTTAACTTCTTGTAGATGCTCTGAACTGTGATGTAAAAGATCATCAATTTTGTTAGTAATTTTTAATGAGTTCATATTCATTGGATTTAAACCTATATTCGCAAAAAAAAGTTGCGCAAATTCTTTATTTAGATGCTCGTAAGCATGTCTGCTCATTGTTTGACCATAGTTTGGTATGTAACACTCTATTATGCTCATACAACCAACTTTTCTAGCACGGAAGTAAAAATGCGGTAGTGACCTTTACTATTTATAAACCAACCCGTGTCTTTTGGTATTTTCCCCGTTTTGCATTGATGCTTAATGCCATTAGCTGTGCTGATGTGTGGAAAAAACTTTCCTTGCAATACTTCGCTCACACTTAGTGATTGCCTACGCAACAACTGCTTTTGAAATTTTCGCAAACTAGCTTCATCATTTTTTCGGCTTTCCACTTTTATATTGTTGCTGGTAAGTACTCCAACAACTGCCGTCACTATATCTTCTACATAAATGGTTTGACTCATGCTGTAATTTTTTCAAGAACTTCGTTTTTGTCATTCAATTTTTTAACGATGGCGCTATACACATCGTCAACTAGTTGTTGTCGTAATGGTTTCCTATTACTTCCAAAACCTCTTAGTACATACCCGTAATATGCTCTACTAATACCTAGCTTATCAATAATATCGTTCCTGTCATCCGAGCTAATAAGTGCATTGAGCGTGTTTATTTTATCGGTTGTTGACATAGCATCATCGTCTAAAACCAACTGTTGGTTGTTGTTGGACTTCGTTATATGATTTTTGTCGGAAGATTTCAT